TCAGCGGCCGAGCGTAAAGCTCACCCCTGCAAAGTCATCTGCGGTCAAGACGTAGGTTCCGTTGTCCCACGCCTCGTTGACAAGCATCTTGGCTTCTTCCCAGCTCGCCGCTTCGACGGGTACGACCTTCTTCAGGTATTCGACGATGACCACATCGTAGGTGCTGGTCCGGGGCGGAAGCGCTACCTTTGCGCGTTCCATCATCATGCCCAGAATCAGCTCGTCCTTCTGAAGCTCGCTGAAATAGTCCGGGTCGCCGCCTTCTTTTCCCGCTTCCTCCAGAAGAAGCTCGCTGTTCATCTCCTGACAGAAGTCGATGCAGTCCCGGATGGTGTACGGCTGATCGTTGTCGGCATTCTCGCCGTCCTGATTGTCATGCAGGGCGAGATGGAACTTGTCATCCATCATCAGGCTGTAGTCATGCCCCTCCAGATAGCCCAGCAGCACTTTGGCCTCAATGGCGGCAAGCTCAACACCCTGCCGGACAGAAACGGCCATCAATTCTTCGGGCTTCGTAATCAGCGTCATATAAGCGCTCTCCTTTCATTCCATACAGACTTTTCCGACCGAAAGCAGATACGAACACCAGCCGTAACTGATGCCGAGGTCTTTTGCCTTTTCGACCACCTGAGTGATGCTGTACTTCGGTTCCGGTCTTTTTGCGAGCAAAAGTTCCTCCAGCATCCTTTCCTCCAGCGCTTCCTGCTTCCGACGTTCAGCTTGAGCAAGGCTGCGTTCCAGATAATGCTCGCGGTGCTTGAGATAAGATTTGTGGGATTGTGCAGCCTGACGTTTCTTTACGCAGTCAGGGCAGAACTTCTGGCGGTTCTTGGCGTTCGGTATGTCCCGTCCGCACATCTCGCACTTTGGGGTACTCATCTGAAAATCCTCCCAGAATCCTTATCCATAAGGACAACCCGGTCCACGATCTCGAACCCGGCGAGATCGGCTACCTGCTTCAATGCGCTGACCAATGCACTGATGGTGCGCATCCGGGCAGCTTCAAGCTGTTCCTCCTTGCGGATGTTCTTGTGTGCCTCATACGGCGTCGGGTCGTTGTAATGCTCGCTGTTCTTCAGTTCCACGGTCGGCACCTCCTCATCAACAGATCATCGGAATCAGAAAGAACCACAACGGGTACGTCTGCCCAGTTACGATAATGGCCGTGACAATCGCAGCTCCAACTGCCAGCCACTTGGCTGCATCAGACATTTCAGCCCACATTAGTTTTTCCCTCCGTTTCAAGGTCTTTGTACGTTTTTTCCATCATCCGCTCTGAAAAATACAGCGCTTCAGCCAGTCTTCCCTCAACGATCATTCGCTCGGTGCAGGGCGGAAATTTGGAGCATTCAAACAGCGCTTTTCTGACCGCATAACGAAATCCATCACTTGCAATTCTGAGGTCAAACATTTCTTTACGTGTCATTCTGCTTTTTCCTCCGGCGCTACAGGCAACGGCATCCAGAACGGAACGTCCACAGGGTGAAAAATTGCATTCTCCCAATATGTGATGTCAACGTGCTTGACCGCGGCTCCCCAAACAATGATTCTTCCGAGTCTGTCAGCATCCGATTCTGTCGGCGGGTCATACTTGGAATTTCTCCAGCATTGACCGGCCACTTCCTGCGGGGTAGCTTCTGGCTGGGTGTCGATATAGTTCTCCACATCCCGTAATGTGTGGATATGGCCCACCTTCATGCCCATGCGCAGGAACTCTTTCAGCATCTCAGCTTCAAGATACCGTTTCTTACTCATAAGGCGTCGTCCTCCTCTGCCTCAGCAACGTAGCACCAGCTCTGGGGCGGCTTGCTCAAACAGCAGCCATTGATTGCGCAGGTCGGCGGGAGCATATAGCTTCCAGACGGCTGATAATGCTCGCAGCTCTCATTTCCACAGACATCGGTTCCGTTCATGCCACGAAAGTCATGCCTAGAAAAGCCGGACAAGGACTTTGGCTGGTCATAAATCTTCAGGTCTGAGATATGCCACGCATACAGCTCCTTGCGCTCGGTGAACGAGGAGCAATGGCTCCATCCGGCGTATTCTATGATTTGTTTCAAGGACAGGCAGCTTCCAGACGTGGCTCTTTCGATGTCTTCTTTGACAATCCATGTTTTGCCGATGATAGGCCTTATTTTGTCGCAGACGAACTCGGCGATAACGGTCTGTTCTTTCTGTCTGATTTCGATTGGAATGTTGC